GGTGCAGATCAGTGTCCATAGTATGCTGGTAGCCAACGACTTACGAAGGATCGCACACGGACAGGGGAGGAGGGGGTCACGCTGGATCGTTCGCCCTGTATATACATATATATAATAGACCCCTTAAAAAAATCCCGAACTCATTGGGATTTTGGTATTGACAGGTATCTGAGAACTCCTCAAGAAAGGGTTATGAGCAAAGCTATGAAGAAATCGGATTACAGTCCACGCTGGATTAGGTTATGGTATACCCTTAAATCCTTTATTTATTCTATTACTTATTCTATTAATTGTATAGGTGTTGCAAAATTGAAACGCCCTATTGCAAAATTGAAATGCCTTATTGCAAAATTGAAATAGGGTTCTAGGGATTATGGAAGAGAAAGACGAGTTGATGCAAAGCATCTCTAGTGCGATACTAGAGATACAACGCACAAAGGAAGCCCACCAGCTAAAGAGCCTAAGTAGGCACAATCCAGAGAAGGTTGCCAAGATTCTGTATCTTCATGCTCTGGGATGCTCGCAGACGAACATGATCCGCAGGCATGGGATGTCCAGAAGCACTGTAGTGCAGGTTCTGTCGGACTACGCAGACCACACTGGGAGCTTTCGGGAACTCGGTGGGCAGTTGGCAGCCAGAAGCTACATCAACCTTGAATCCCTAGAGGAGGATATGATTGATGCCCTACGCCTAAAGCTTGAGGGTGGTTATGAGCCAGAGTTCAGAGACCTAAAGGAAATATCCATTGCCAAGGCAAACTCCCAGAGGCAGGCGATGACCGCTAGGGGCGAGGCATCCCAAGTGGTGGATGTGAACAACAACTACACGATGGATGATTTCCAAGATATGCTTTCCGCAGCAAAAAAGAGATTAGCTAAAATAAAGGAGGATTCCATTGAAGCAGAGGTTATTGAAGAAGCACCAGATGAATGAGGAAATCATAGCTAGGCTCAAAGAGATACTTGGGGAACACTACCCCAACTATCTGATTGTTGTATTAGACGAAGAGGGCGAGGTTCAGTCGGACTACACAAGTGTTTCCGTGGGCAGGATGCTAATCAAGGAGGCATCCTTGGATTTTAGAGATGACAACATAGATGTAATCTGGGACGATGAGGAGGAATAATGGGTAAAGGATGTTCACCCCGAAAGGGACATAATCAAGAGAAGCAGTCCAAGAACTACGATGAGATAGACTGGACTAAGGGAAAGAAGTCCAATGTAAAAGTGCGTGTCAATGGCAAGGAAGTATAATGGAACTCAAGTTTACACCGCACCCCCTCTTAGATGCCCCCACAGACGAAGAAATCGTCCTCCTAGGGGAGAGTGACCCCCAAGCTCTAAAAGAGCTATATAGTATGCGTGAGGGCTTAATAAGGGCATCTCAAGAAGACCCCCTGCGTCACGGCTTTGACCTAGAGGGATGGCAACGCATTCGGGAGGCACTTTGTGCATATAACGAGGTCTTAGCCCTAGGGGGTAATAGATCGGGAAAAACCACTGGGTGTGCCAAGCTAGTTATGCAAGCAGTAACCCAAAACCCAGACGGACACATCGTTTGCTTCAGCCAGAATGCGGATACCTCCGTAAAGGTTCAGCAGGCAGCAATCTGGGAGATGATGCCCAAGGAGTTCAAGAAGAAGACCAAGAGCATAGAGGGATACATCAACTTCTCTATGCAGAATGGATTTACTGGCTCATCATTCATTTTCCCAGACACTAGGACTCGTGTGGACTTCAAGACCTATACGCAGTTCTCCAACAACCAAACCATCCTTGAGGGTTTTGAGTTCGGATTCAAGGGAGACCCAGAGTTAAACATCGGTGCTTGGCTCGATGAGTATCTAGGGGATTCCGCACTCGTCAATACGCTACGCTTCCGCTTGGCTACTAGGAACTCCAAGATGCTTCTGGGGTTCACGCCCATCGATGGCTTTACGCCCTTCGTGGCAGAATACCAGAAGAATGCCCGAACTCTACAAACAAAACCCGCAGAACTCTTGGATGGAAAAGAAGTTCCAATCGTCCAGTATTCTCCCCAGCGAGACGCACAAGTAGTATACTTGCATTCCGATGAAAACCCCTTTGGTGGATACGAGCGAATTAAGAAGGACTTACAGGGTCGCCCCGATGAGGAAATCATGGTTCGTGCCTACGGCATACCAGTCAAGAGCATTACATCCCTGTTGCCCCTGTTTTCCACAGAGGTGCAGGTGCTGGGAGAAGAGGAAAACTCCAATGGCATGAGCTTCCCAGATGTAACAGGGGAGGACTTTACGCACTACCAAGTTGTTGACCCCGCAGGAAACCGCAATTTCTGTGCATTGTGGGCAGCCGTAAACGAACTAGGAGATGTTTATATAACAAAGGAGTTCCCAGATAGGGCTAACTACGGAGAGTGGGCATTGTTTGGAGAGAAATGGAAATATGGTCCAGCAGCCAAAAAGATAGGCTACGATATACAGGGTTACTGCTCTCTCTTTGAGGATATTGAGGAGGAAATGGGCATAGAGGTATTTGAACGCATAGGGGACTCAAGATACTTCGCTAGGGAAAACGAAAACAACATAGACCTCTTTGCTTCCTTCTCGGAGTATGGCTTGGATTTTGTCCCCTCGGACGGAAGACAGGAATCCATAGGGATACAGGCACTGGATGAGTGGTTTGCCTACAACCCGAACTACGAACTGGACGAAGCCAACAAACCCAAGTGCTTTATTCACGAGGACTGCGAAAACCTAATCGACAGCCTCATCAACTACAACGCCCAAGGTAAATCCGATGAAGCCCTCAAGGACTTCTTTGATTTGATCCGCTATTTGCGAATGGCAAATGGTGGCGATGGACCAATACACTACACGGACACTGACTTTGAGCAGGTTCGTCTAACAGGAGGATACTAATGAAAGCAAAAGAACTAGCTAATAAATATGGAGTAACGCCCTCTCAAGTGGGCAAAATCCGCAAAGAAGTCTGCACCGAGGGTGAATACGACCCGCAAACAAGAGAAATATTCCCCAGCTGTGTGCAGAAGATCGATGAACACTACAAAAAGCAGGATGACAGCGTCCTAGAACCCAAGTTTGTTCGGGTTCAAGCCCTGTCGCCCACCCCCAACGACAACTTCTACTACTGCAAACTGCTGGAGAAGCCAGTTCGTAAGGTGCGTGTAGCCATCCCAGCTACCCACAGGGAACTTATGCGTCCAAACTTAATTTTTAAAGCCCAAGTCATCGAAAAAGGCGGTGAGAAGTTTTATCGGCATGAAATCATATACAAGCGAGAGTTCGACAGACAAGAAAGAATTAAAAAAGTTCATAAGTAGGCACACATCAGCCTATGTGGACTGGGAAATCCTTCAGAGACTCCACAATGATTCCATTGATGAGATACCCTTGGACAATTTCTTGGACATGATTGGCAGAGATTATGTCTGGTATAATACTTTCTTGAACAATATCAAAGTTCGCATGAAAAAATAAAAACCCCTGTGTTATAATTTTCGATCCATGGAAGACAAAGAGCTAGAAGCCTATTATGTGACCTCTAAGCCCGATATAAACGAACTCAAGCGTGACTACGATTCGGATGTTACTGACTTGACAGCGTATGTATCGCAGTGCGAAGACAGTTACCAAAACCGAAATGCAGAATGGCTGGGTAAAAACAACCAGCTAACCAAATCTGGAGACGAAGCGTTTCCTTGGGATGGTGCATCGGACACCGAAGTAAGACTCATTGAGCAATGTATCACTACATATGTGGGTCTAATGATGAACGCCCTAAACAAGGCGAACATTCGTGCTTACCCGCAGGAATCCTCGGATGTAAGAAAGGCTGGAATCATATCCTCCTTCTTGAAGTATATGCAGAAGACATATATCCGTGACTTCCGCAACGAATGCGAAACAGCAGCCAATAACCTCCTAGAAAAGGGAATGGCGATTACCTATGTGGACTGGGAAATGAAGTCCAGAACTCACGATGAGGAGTTCGATTTGAATTTGATTTCCGAAGTAGCACCCGAACTATACGAGCTACTTGCGGATGAAAGCCGTGATGATGAAACCATCGCCATGATGACTGATATGTTTGATTACATTGATGTTCCCAAGGCAAAGAAGGCACTCAAGGAACTCCGTGACTTTGGTGTTGCAAAGATTCCAGTAGCCAAGAAAGATGTATCTCGTCCCTTCGTTGAGACCAAGTTCTCCGATATTGATATTGTTATCCCCTCGTATGTCACAGACATACAGCGTTCACCCAGAGTGCATATGCGAGCTTTCCTCACTCCCCAAGAGATTGAGAACTGTGTAGAAACCAAGGGGTGGGACAAGGAAGTTGCGGAGGAGCTAATCGAACACTATCGTGGCTTTGATTACTCTGGAATGAACCAGACCACCTACAGCACCCTGCGTTCCTCACAGGCACGAGGTGCATCCACATACGGAATGAATGGAATGGTGGACTCCAAGGATTTGATTGAGGTTGTTTACACATACCGCAGACTCATTGACGAGAAAAGCAACTCCGAAGGAATTTACCTAACAGTTTGGAATCCAAGACTTACCACTGGATATTTGAAGAACGAACTGCTTTCTGGATACGACAAGTATCCCTTTGTGCTTACACGATTGAGCAACGCCTACAAGCGTATCTACGATGTCAACACCTTTGGTGATTTACTCCGTGGTCCACAAAAAGCCATGAAGACACTCAGAGATGGTTGGAGCGATCAGATGGCTCTCGCTGTTGCACCCCCGCTTCTTCACCCAGTGGGTCGCCCACCAGTGCAAATGGGTGCTGGTGCTTGGATTGGTGTTCGTGCAAACGAGAAGTTTGAGTTCATGAATGTTCCGAATACTTCTGGTCAAGCTAGCCAGCTAGAGAAGTATGTCCAACAGGAAGCAATGGACTTAGTTGGACTCAACGAGGACAGCCAACTGTCCTCTCAACGCCAACAGTTCTTTATCGACAAGTTCCTTACGCACTGCTCGGATATACTCAAGCTAGCTTATAAGGCATTCTTGGTATTCGGTCCAGACGAGAAGTTCTTCCGTGTAACTGGATACCCCAACGAGATGGTTATCTATCGTTCTCCAGATGATGAGGAGATCGATGTATGTATTTCATTCGATGTTCAGAATCAAGACCCAGAAATGATGAAAGCAAAGATCGCTGGCATTCTTGAGCTAGCTAGAAACTCACCAAGCAATACATTTAATTTACAGGCAGCTGAACAACTCGCTGCAAATGCCATTGACCCAAGTATCGCTGATGTTATCATACAGCCCCAAGGTCAAGGACAAGAGGAAATGGTTAAGGATGTTACTGATGATCTTACTAAGATATACGCTGGAATCCCTGTGGGTGCTAGACCCAATGGTGGTCAGATCGCTATGCAGGTCATACAGGAATACACCCAGCAGGAGGACATCCAAAAACGCATGGCAGAGGATGCTGGTTTTGTGGCAAACATTCAGAACTACGCTGCTCAGTATCAGCAACAAGTTGTCCAACAGCAGAATGCTGAGATAGGACGCTTGGGTGCTGCCCCCGCACAAATGGGTAATATCGAAACCCAGAACATCGAAGAATCCTAATGTCCATCAAAAAAACCGATAGTATAACGGATGCAGTAGCATTCCTTTCAAAATACGAACAATACCAATATATCCTTGAGTTCCTGCATCAGTGCAGGGAAACAAAGTTTCAGCTGCTTGAAAAAAGCCTAGATGCCTCCGAGAGAGCAGATGCTAAAATATTGGGTGGTATGATAGAGGACGATTACTTACTTAAAATTTTAACACCCCAAGAAGATGCCAAGTCCTAAAAAAACTATGCGTTGCGGAGAGACTCGACCAAGCACTCGTGCTGGGAAGAAGATCATGAAGCTCTATTGCAAGGCTGGTAAAAAGAAACTGGTTCACGCTGGGGCAAAGGGCTACGGACACAACTATTCACCCGCTGCTCGCAAATCCTTCAAAGCTCGCCACAAATGCTCAACAGCAAAGTGGGGAACAGCAAAACACCTAGCTTGCACTAAACTCTGGGCAGGCAAAGGTGGTAGCAAAAAATCATCACCTAAATCAAGACGAGGAAAATACTAATGGCACTATTCAAACTAGCAACAAAACTTGCACCCCAAGCAATTCGCTTGATTAAGGGTGGAGCAAAAGGAAAACCCAAAACATACGGCACATTACGAAAAAAGCCCGATTCATTCAAAGGCGTTGAATCCGCTGGTGCTGCTCGTATACCTGCTAAACCAATGGGTGGAATGAGAACCTATGGTGGCTTAAGCAAAATGGGCAAAATTGCCTCCAATGCTAGACTTTTTAACCCAATGGGAAAAACTGCTAACTCACGCTTTGTGGGTCGCATGGGACTCGCTGGATTAGCTGGTGCTGGGATTATCCCCGCTGTTGAAAAGGCAATGGGCAAAAAGCCCGCTGCCCCAAAGACAAGCACACCAAAATCACCTATCCCAAAAGGAACTAAGAAGCCCAAGGCAAATAAGAAAAAAGCAACTAAGACAAAAGCAGCTAGGAAGCTCAAGGCAACTACAACGCCCAAGGCAACTAATAAATCCCGAATGAAAAAGGGCGTTAAGTTCGGAGCAAAGTATCGCTAAACAAATAGGAAGATTTTATTAT